GACGTCAACCAAGCCGCGCGCGACACCGCCGAGCGGCTCCTGCAGCAGGGGAAACCAGAGCCATGATGAAGCGGGAATTTGCCGGTATCGCAGCCCTCGCTCTCACGCTGTTCGCGCTGCTGATCCAGCCGGCGCCGGCCCAGCAGATCGATCCGATTTATTGTGCGGCTTCCGCCGTATACGACGCCAGCACCAACGGCTCGACCCGGATCATCACGAGCCCCGCCGACAACGCCCGGCGCACGTATATCTGCGATATCTCGATCAATATCGGCGCCACCGCCACCAATGTGCAGATCAAATCCGGCACCGGCACCAATTGCGGCACCAATACCGCGAACATCACGCCGAATTTCGTGCTGCCGATCGCCGGGCAGTATCAGGACGTCGCCGGGGTATGGCGCGGCCTCGTGGTCCCGGTAAACCAAGATACCTGCATCGTCACCTCGGCCGGCAATCCGGTGCAGGCGATCGTTTATTACACATTCCTGCCCTGAGAGGTTTTTATGGCCCACATGCTTGCTACAGCGAATCCGCGCGCCGCTGCCGAGATCGATACTCCGCCGGAGCTGCCCGACGTCGGGACGATCGTGGTTTTCAAGGCGCGCGCCGGCTTCCAGCGCATGCACCGCACCGAATTCCCGGCCATGGTGCTGGGCGAGACGGCCAGCAAGCCCGGCACGCTCGATCTGCTCGTGCAGATGGAGCCCGACGACGAGACCCTCGAAACCGGCGTTCCGTTCCAGTCGCATGATCAGTCGCATTTTTGCTGGCGCTGGCGCCGCCGGGTGCAGGGCGAGATCGACGCCGATCCGCTGCATGCGCGCATTGCCGCCACCGAGGAGCAGCTGGCCGGCGATGACGTCTTGATGGAGCAGGTGGAGGCGCTCGGCGCGCGGGTGAAGGACGTCGAATCGGTGCTCGCCAGCGACGAGATCGAGGTGCTCGAAAAGCGCATTGTGGCGCTCGAAAAGGCCGCCAAAAAGGGGTAAGCCATGGCGAAAGCCGGCGCTGACGTTCTCGACGATATCGAGTACCAATGGCTTGACGAGGGCGCGCAGGAAGATGCGGGCTCCTCGGCCGAGCAGATGCAGCGCCCGAGCGACGCGCCCAAGCTGATCTCCCAGATGACGCCTAAAGAGAAATTCCGGGTGCTCAAAATGCACACGCGCGCCGACATGGACGCGCTGGCGACATTCCGCACGCAAGTCTCCGAGGATTTCGGGTTTCTCGCCGGCGATCAGCTGTCGACGGATGACAAGACACTTTTGGACGCCCAGCAGCGCCCGCATATCGTTTTCAACCGCACCCAGACCATTCTGAGCGCGGTTGCCGGCATGCAGATCAACGGCCGAAGCGAGATCAAATTCCTGCCGCGCACGCTGGAGGATGCCGGCCGCACCGAGGTGCTCACCGGCGCCTCGAAATGGATGGCAGATGGCTGCGACGCCGAGGACGAGGAGAGCGGCGCTTTCCAAACGGGCTCGGCCGTGGGTGTGGGCTGTTGCGAATCGCGGTTCTCCTACGATGACAGCCGCGAGGGGCGGTATATCGAGGAGGAGATCGACCCTCGCGAGATGGTATGGGATCGGGCGGCCAAGAAGAAAAACCTCGTGGATCGTCGGCGCACCACCCGCATTCGCAAAATGCCGTTCTCCGATGCCCGGCAGATGTTCCCGGGCAAGACGCGATTCCAGATCGATGCCGCATGGGCAAATACGAGCGGCGACGATCGATCGGTGAAGTCGATCGAGGAAAAGCGCATCCGCAACGGCGAGGACTCCTATGAGGAGCACGACGATCTAAACGAAGTGACGGTGGTGTGTACCGAGTGGTTTGAGCGCGAGCCCTATTGGGTGATCGTCGACGACGCCACCGCCTCCCTCATGGAGGTGTCGGAAAAAGAATACGAGATGCTGCGCCGGCGGTTCGCCCAGCTGGGGATGAAGCTGGAAGGCGTGCGCATGATGCGCAAGCGCTACTATCGCGCATGGTTGGGCAACGAATATCTCGGCGGCGGTGACGCGCCCTGCGGGAATCGTTTCAGCTGGGAATTTGTCACGGCCCATTACGACAAGAAAAAGCGGATATTCTACGGGCTTGTCCGGATCATCCGCGACCCGCAGATGTGGGCTAATAAATTCATGTCGCAGATCATGCAGATCATGAACGCGACGGCAAAGGGCGGCATCCTCGCCGAAATGTCGGCTTTCGAGGATATGGAGGAGGCCGAGGAAACCTATGCGAGCCCGGATCAGATCACTTGGATGGCCGATGGCGCGCTGTCGGGCGCCAAGCCCAAGGTGATGCCCAAGCCGGGGCAGGGCGACGCCTCGGTTTATGTGCAGCTGCTGCAGTTCGCGGTGTCCTCGATCAAGGACGTGACCGGCATCAATCTGGAGCTGCTCGGCCAGCAGGATCAGAACCAGCCCGGCGTGCTGGAATATATGCGCAAACAGGCCGGCATGACGGTGCTCGCCTCGCTGTTCGACAATTTCCGCCGCTTCCTGAAGGGGATCGGCGACAAGCGGCTGCATTTCATCCAGACCCGGATGAGCGACGGCCGGCTGATCCGCATCGTCGGGCCCGAGAATGCCGAGATGGTGCCGCTGGCGAAGGAACTCACCACCGGCGAGTATGATACCGTGGTCGACGACGCGCCGACGTCTCCGAACCAGAAGGAAGCGAATTGGGCGATCATCCAGCCCATGCTGGCGGCGTTCAAGGAACAGATTCTCGGCAATCCGCAGCTGTTTGTCGCAATCCTGCGATACTCGCCGCTGCCGTCCGCGCTCGTTAGCGAGATCAGCAAGGTGGTGCTGGCATCGCAGAACGATCCGCAAAAGGCGCAAGAAGCCGAGCAAATGAAGAATCTGACCATCCAGCACCTTGTTGCCCAGATCAACAAGGATCAGTCCGTTGCCGAGATGAACAACGCGAAGGCCGGCACGTCGCAGGCCACCGCGATTTACGATATCGCCATGGCTCGCAATATGATGGCCGACAACGCCCGCGCCGAGCAGAAGCACAGTGTCGATCTGGAGACGGCCAACGTCGACCGCTTCACGGCTCTCGCCGGGATGCGCAAGGCCGCGGCCGATGTGCAGCATATTCGCGCCAAGACGGCGCGCGAGATCGCTGGCATGGGCTCCGATCGGGCAAAGACGGCGCTGGAAATCCTGCGTGAGCGCACCAAGGCGCTCATGGAAAGCCGAAAGCACAACCGCGACGATGCCCTCGTGGCGCATCAGGCCGAGATGGGCCGCCACAAATCGATGGTGGACCGCCTCAACGCGCACGCCGGCATGATCAGCGCGGTGGGTGGATTCCATCGTGATATCGCCGGTGCCCACCGCGATCGCGTGGGCGCGGTTGTCGACTCCCGGCCGGAGCCAAGGACAAAGCAGTGATCCGCGCGAGATCGGCGCTGCGGCGCCATGTCGAAACCTTCTTCCGCGAGGAGCTCGTGGGGGTTTTCGAATTCGACAAGGCTGAGATCAAGGCCGCGGAAAAGCGCTCTGCCCCGCCGATCACTCGCACGGCGCGCGGCCGGCGGGAGCGCGAAGGCCGCGAGGGGAAATTTCACGATACTTTCGAGATCGAATTTGGGGTATTCAATCTGCGCGTGGTGAGCCCCACCGAGGAGCCGCCGCTCGGCAGAATATATCTCGACGCGGGACCGGACGCCTTTGTTGATGGTCCGCTCGCGCCGGAGACGTGGAAGCGCTGCGGTAATTTTATCAGGGAGATGAATCAATGACGAAGGAATTCGACGGCGGGGTTTCTCGCCGGGCTCTTATCATCGGCATGACGAATACCGATCAGGTCGGCATGCAGCAGGCTCGCGCACCGGCCGCCCGATCAGTGCCGAGCGACGCCGAGGTGATCCCCGATGCCGGCGATGGCGCCGACGATATGGGTGGCGGCGATGTGCACCCCGATACCGGATTGAGCTCCGAAGATCATGCGGCATTTGAGGCGATGCGCGCCGGAGGTGATGACGCCGGCGCCAACGCTGGCGAAGATGTGGACGCCGATTCGGAGGTGGACAATGAGGCGGCGGCGGCAGAGGCTGGAGCCGGAGACGGCGGAGAAGCTGCGCCGGCTCGACGGGCGGAAGGTGAGGCGCAGCTGGAGGTGGCGCCGGGTGCGGGTCAAAACCCGCCCAAAACCATAAGCTGGGGCCGTTTCCAGCGCGAGCTCGACAAGGCCCGCAAGGCGGCCGCCGCCGAGGCGACGGCTCCGCTGCAGGAGCAGCTCACGCGAGCGCAGCAGGATCAGATCAGGCTCACCGAGCGCGTGCGCATCATCAATGAGGCGCTGTCGACACAGCCGCCGCAGCCGCAGCCCGGCGCGCAGGACCAGAACGCGCCGCCGGCGAATCCTTTCGAGGAAGCCGATATCGATCCGACCGAGGATTACGCCGCCGCGGTGCAGCAGCTCCAGCGCCGGCAGCGCTACCAGAATGAGAGCTTCAACACGGTGCAGGAGGAAACTGCCGCAGATCGCGAGAGCCGCGAGATGCGCGATACCTTCGTGCGCGATGCGGAGGCCTTCAGCCGCACCGATGAAGGTGCGCACTGGAATGAAGCGTACCAGCATCTCAAAGACTCGCGAATCACGCAAATCTGCCTCGGCGAATTCGGCAAAGACCCGAATGATCCGAATGAGGTGTTTTCGCAGGCCGAAGTCGACAGGATGGTGGAGATTTTCAACGCCGAGGAGCGATGGCTTGTCGGCAAGGCGATCGCCAACAAAAAATCTCCGGCCAAGGCCGTTTACGCGATGGCGCGCACGTTGGGATGGAAGCCGCCGGAGGCTGCGGCACCGGCTCCCGCACCGCGCGCAGCCGCGCCGGCAGCTGCCCGCCCGGGTGCACCGGCCGCACGCGCGCCCGCAGCTCCTGCGCCGCGCCAGCCGCCGAGCGCTCGCGCGACGCTTGATGAGCTCGCTGCCGCGGTGGAGGCTGGGCGATCGCCATCGGACGGCGCCGGCGCCCCGCCGGCCAGCGCCCTCACGGTGGAAAGCCTTCTCGCGATGGACGATGACGAATTCGGCGATCTGATCGATAACCTGCCGCGACAGCTGCAGGTGCTAATGGGGCGCGACCCGCACGCCTGACACAAAATATGGTGGCAGCGGGATTGACGAATTAAAATTCCGCTGCTACCACTCGCATCACGCCACGCTGATCGACGGACGGAAGCCCAGCGCTCCCTGAAAAGTATCAGCACTCGTTTAGGGAATTAATCGTAAAATTCCCAGCGGCGCGCCTGCCGCAATATTAAAGGCCTCGCCGCACCGGGCGATAACCAGTGCACCCCCCAGCCGTGAAGCGAAACCGCGCCCATGTGGGCGCCGCAAAGAGGGTGCCCAAGCCATGGGAACTACGTCTTTCCCCGTCAATGACGCAATGGCGGTCAAGCTGTGGTCGCGCGTGCTCGATCACGAGGCTCTGAAATTCACCGATATCGCGCCGCTGATCGGCGACGACGAAAACTCGATCATTCACCGGCAGGATGCCCTCTCCAAGGGCCCGGGCGATCAGATCACGTTTGCGATCGTCATGCAGCTGTCGCAGCTCGGTTTCACCGAGAACCAGCTGGCCGAGGGCAACGGTGAGACGCTCACCACCTATTCGGACGCGCTCGTGATCAACGAATTGATGGCGGTTGTCGGCGTCAAGAGCCGGCGCACCATCGATCAGCAGCGCGTGCCGTGGGATTTGCGCAACATCGCCAAGGGGCGCCTCGGCGACTGGTACAAAAAGCGCTATTCCGTGGCGTTTTTCAATCAGGTGTGCGGCTACACGCCGGCCATCGACGTCCGCTTGACCGGCCTCAATGCCGTGATCGCGGCCTCGGCGACCCGAATCATCCGCCAATCCTCCAAGGCATCGGATGATCTGCTCGTCGCGGGTGACACGTTCACCCTCGATCTGATCGATATCGCCAAGGAAAAGGCTGTGACGGCGACTCCGCCGATCCGGCCGGTGAAGTTCAAGGGCAGCCGCGGCCGCCGGGACTTCAACAACACCTTGGAAGATTTGTTCGTGGTGTATATCCACCCGTTCCAAGTCACCGCGCTGCGCCGCAACACCTCCAAGGGCGCGTGGCAGGATTTGCAGCAGGCCGCGATCATGGGCGGCAAGATTTCGAACAACCCGATTTTTACCGGGGCGATCGGAATGTACAACGGCTGCGTGATGCGCGTGTCCTACGACGTCACGAATGGCGTTTCGGCCACCGGCGCCGACGTCGCCAACGTCAAGCGCGCCGTGCTGCTGGGCGCGCAGGCCTGCATGATGGGGTTTGGCCGCGACAATTCCGCGGACAAACTGATCTGGAATGAGGAGCTGTTCGATCACAAGCGGCGCCTCGAAATCTCGGCCATGACCATCCATGGCATGAAAAAGACCGTCTACAACGCGGTCGACTACGGTGTGGTGGTGATCTCCACTTACGCCGCAGCCAGCTCGTAACCCGGCCTAGCGCCCGATCGGAGGGATTAAACTATGCCCACTGGAACCGTAGGCGTCGCGGCCCGCCAAGACCCCCGGCAGGTGTCGAACACGCTGAAAAAGACCGTCACCTACAACGACGTCGGCATTGCCACCGGCGTCGCTTTCGAAAACTATCTCCCGCAGGCCGCATTCATTCTGCTGGTCTATACGGAGATCGTGACGGCCTTCAACGCTGCCACCACCAACGTGCTCACGGCCGGCACCGTGGGCGCCACCTACAACAACCTCGTGGCCGCCGGCGACGTGAACCCGGCTCTCGCCGGCGTCTACCCGTCGACCCGCGGCATCGGCCGAGCTCTTACCGCGGCCGGCAACGTGCTGCCGTTCGCGAAGTATACGCAGACCGGAGCCGCGGCGACCGCCGGACAGGCGATCATCGTGATCGAATTCGAAGGCGGTTGGGCCTCGTAAGGCCCTGCCACCTCACCACCGGAACGCTTGGAAACTGGAGCGAAAGACCATGCTGAAGCGAATTCTTCATAGCGCCCTCGCGCTGGTGTTGACGGCAGGCCTTGCGCTCGCCGCCTTCAACGTCGGATTCGATGGCAAATTCATCCCGCAGGGCACCGGCACCGCTCCGGCACTCACCTCCTGCGGCACCTCGCCGGCGATCACTGGAACGGACGTCGCCGGCACCGTCACCATGGGCACCGGCACGCCGACCGGCTGCGTGATCACGTTCAACGTGGCCTATGCCACCGCGCCGCATTGCGTGGTGGTGTGGATTGCCACCCCGCTGGCGTCGCAGTCCTACGCGACGTCCGCGAGCGCGATCACGCTCACCCAGACGGCCACGAGCTCCAACGTCGTCAAGTATTTCTGCGCGGCCCAGCCGGGCGGCTAATCAGCTTTCCTCCCGTGCCTTGGCGGGATTGTTTCACAGTGGCGTTTCACGGTGATATAATCCCGCCGATTCTTCGGGAGATCGTTTATGAGACTTATCGAATTAAAGCTGGCGCGGCACTCTGAAATCCAGCTTCTCAAAATGGCTGGTTATGAGGTTCTCGGCAGATGGAGCGACACCTTCGTTTTGATGAAATTGCGGCACGAGGAAAAGCCATGAAGAATATCCGCAAGTTCCTGTTCCTGAGTTTCGCGCTGCTGTTCTCCTCGGCCGTGCTCGCGCAGTCGGTGCTGGCGCCCTATCTCACCGGCACCGAAAACCGGTTCCGCCGATCTATTTTCGAGGTGGGCATGCTCCGGCAGCCGCTCCTCAACAACACCCTCACGGCCCTCGCCGGCGGTGCACAGGCCGGCACCGCCCTCACGCTGGGCTATAACCGGTTCACCACCGTTGCCTCGGGCAATGACAGCGCGCAGCTACCGCTGATTACGGGCGGCGTCATGATCGTGGTGACGAATGCCGCGGCCGCGAATGCTCTGGCGGTATTTCCGCCCACCGGTGGCCGGATCAATGCGCTCTCGGCCAATGCATCGTTCTCGGTGGCGGCTGGCAAGACGGCGATTTTCTTTCAGGCCGTAGAGACGTCCGGCGCAACCGTGTGGTACGCAATCCTCACGGCCTAATCGGGCTCATGGGGATGGCTCATGTCGAAAACCATGCAGGATATGGTGACGCGCATCGCGAGTGAGATGCGCCGCCCTCTGCTTGCCACCCCCGCCGATATGACGAGCCCGATTGCGGTAGCGATCCTCGATTCCATCGATATCTGGCAAAAGGATCGGTTCCGCATCTCGGATATCGATCCGAGCGTGCCGCCGTTTTTCAACACGGCGCCCGGGCAGTACGTCTACACCGTGAGCGACAACGCGAATATCTCGACCATTTACGTGATCGATTACCTCAACTGCTATGTGGGATCGACCGCGCAGAAGATGACCCGGCGCACGCCGGAGGAAATCAACCTGCTTAACCAGCAGAACCAGCAATCCGGCCAGCCCACCGATTATGCCTACGACGGCAATAAAATCACGATGTACCCGATCCCGTCGACCGTATGGCAGATTTTTATTGGCGGCCATGTGCAGATCGCGGCGCCGGCGAGCCTCACCGAGGACGCAAATCCGTGGATGAATTGGGCCGAGCAGCTGATCCGCTGCCAAGCCAAATATCAGCTGGCGCGCAACGTCACCCGCAACGATGATGAAGCCCAGCGGTTCAGCCCCGATCCCGCCGGCGGCCCGAATGGCCAGCCGGGCGAGACGTGGCGCGCGTGGGCTCGGCTCAAAAAAGAGACGAACAAGATTAAATCGACGGGGCGCGTCAAGCCTATGAGGTTCTGACGCCATGCCGAAATCCGCTCCCACCAAGGAATTCGGTGAGTACAAGCCCGATCTCAACGATATCGGCAGCACCATTTCGGTCGATATCGTGAACGTATACCCCCGCGAGGATGGATACGGGCCTTTCAAGAGCCTGCAGGCCTTCACCTCGGCGCTGCCGGCGGCGTGCCGCGGGTTTTTCTTCGCTCGCAAGTCGGATGGCTCGATCGCGGTTTTTGCCGGCACGTCGACCGATCTATACCTGCTCGATAACACCACGTTCGCGTGGGTGAAGGTTTCAAAGGGCGGGGTGTCCTATTCGGCGCTCTCCTCCGATGCCGGTTGGCAATTCGTGCAGTTCAACGATTTGGTGGTCTGCGCCGCGGCCAATACGGTGCCGCAGAAATACACGCTCGCCTCTGGCGGCAATTTCGCCGATCTCGGTGGCAGCCCGCCCACGGCCGCATTCGTGGCGGTGGTGGGTTTCTTCCTCGTGCTGTCGGGGCTGGTATCCAACCCGAAGCGCCTGCAATGGAGCGATCTGGGGGCGCCGGAGAGCTGGACGGCCGGGGTGGGACTCTCCGATTTTCAGGACATGTCGGACGGCGGCAACTGCGGCGCGGTGGCCGGCGGCGATATCTATGGCGTGGTGTTTCAGCAGGAATCGCTGCGGAAGCTCACCTATGCGCCCGGCTCCGCCACCGTGTTCGATATCGCGCGGCTGTCGACGCAGGAGACGCTCTACGCGAATTCGTCGATCATCAACGTCGGCAACCGAATATTCTATATCGGCGCGTCCGGCTTCAAGATGATCGTGGGCAACGGCGACCCGGTGCCGATCGGCAAAGAGCGGGTTGACCGGTTCTTTTTCGAGAATGTCGACGCCAGCGCGCTGCAGCTCGTGCTCGGCGCGAGCGACCCGACGTCAACTCGGGTTTATTGGGCATGCAAAACCAAGACGGGCCAAGCCGGCCTGTTCGATATGGTGCTGCTCTACGATTACGCACTCAACAAATGGACCCGGATCAACGTCAGCGGCGAATATCTGGCCTCGCTGGCGCGCCCGGGCCTCACGCTGGAGCAGCTGGACGCGATCGCGCCGGGCGGGCTCACGGTGCTCGGCGCGGCCAACAACGGGGTGGGCAATGTGCGGCTCACGCTCGATGCCGTCTCGAATGCCACGTTCCAGATCGCCGGGCAGAATTTCATCGTCGTGCAGGGCGTCGCCGGCACGACGGAGGCCAACGGCACATGGCTGGCGTCGCAGGTGACGATCGTGGATTCCACCCACATCGATCTCGCGGTGTCGTTTGTGCATGCGTGGACGTCCGGCGGCCGGATCGGCGGCTCTCTCGATGCGCTCGGGTTTTCGCTCGACAGCATCTCGAAAGCGGCCGCGGCCGAGCTCGCGGCGTTCGGCCCGGCACACGATCTCGGCTTCTTTACCGGCCCCAATCTGGAGGCCATTCTCGAAACCGGCGAGGGCGACCCGCAGGGCAATACTGTTGAGGTGAACGGGCTGCGGCCGATGACCGATTGCGCCACGGCTTACTGCTCTGTCGGAATGCGGATGAATCCCTCCGCCGAGGTGGAATATTCGCCGGAAGTGCAGATCGATGATCAGGGCTGGGCCGAGGCCTATGTTGAATCGCGATACGTGCGTGGTAGATTGCGCTGCCCGGCCGGCTCCGATTGGAGTTATGCGACAGGAATCCAGCCGGACGTAGGATTAGCCGGAGAAGCGTAATGTCTTTTGGTGCTCTCGCCTACGATCCGCTCACCGGCATCGCGATCACGCCGCAGGAGGCGGAGCCGGGCGCACCGCAGACACCGAGCGGTCGCGCGCTCGATCGGATCACGAGCAGCGATCTGTGGAAGGGCATGCAGGTTCTCACCGGCACCCATCCGACAGAGCCGCGATTCCAGCTGTGGCCGGAGCGGATCGTGCGCAGCGCCGCGACGCTGCCGGGCGACGTCTATACCGGCCATGAGCAGCTCCTGCCGCCCGGGCTGCGGCGCGAGGATTTCACCGATATCCCGGCGCCGAGCGGGCCCACCGAGGACTCGACGCGGCTGGGCAAGTTCATGGGCTGGGCGCCCGGCGTCGCGCAAACCCCGAATGATGAAGTTTACCAGCGCGCGCAGGATTTGAGCGGCATCGCCGGCGGCGGCTTGATGTTCGGCAGCCTCGCGCGTGATCCCGCCATCGGGCTCGGCCGCAACATGCGCGTGCTGGGCAAGCGGGTGGGCTCTGGCGAGCCTTTCCCCGAGCAGCTGATCGATCAGCCGGCGCGCGCCAGCGAGCCCTATATCCCGCGCGGCTCCAACCCGCTCGATCGTGGTGCCGTAGAGGCCAAGATTGATGCTGATCTGGGCCGGCACGCGAATGATTCCGGGCTCACCTCGGTGTCCAATACCGGGCGGCTTCTGGAGGATAGCGCGACCACCGGCGCGCCGCTGTCGGCGCTGGAGCGCGCACCGCAGGGCCGGCTGGATTATTCATTCGGCCGCATCGCGCAGCCCTACAACCCGCTGGAGAACGCCGAGGCGCTGCGCACCGCCGCGGTGGAGCGCCGCAATCGCGGATGGTCGACCGGCAAGGCGGCGGCTGGGCACGAATTCACCCGGCCTGCGCCTGTGAAAGGCTCGTGGGAGGAGTCGGTGGCGCGCGCCCGGGCGGCATGGGAGGCCGACAAGGCCCGGATCACCGACAAATTCGAGGAGACGGTGCCGCCGAAAAACACCAACCCCTATATGACGCAAGACGATCTCGATTTCATCGCCAGCGGCAAGTTTTTCTCGGATTCGGCGACGCCCGGCGCGCCGGTGGCGGCCTTGGAGAACGCGCCGCGGTTCTTTTCCGGGCTGGAGCGCGCGATCGAGACGGCGCCGATGCAGAAGGGCACCGGCCAGCAATGGCTCGGCACGATCGAGGGCAAGGGCGGCGTCAAGGCCGAGGAGCTCGATTGGACGGGCCTGCGGCAGTATCTGACGGAGAACGCCGATAAGCCACTCACGCGCGCAGATATCGCCGCCAAGGCGAAAGAGGGCGCGGTTGAGATCGGTGAGGTGGTGCGGCAAAATCGGAAAGAGCCTGACACGATCTCGGCCGAGGACAGTGCGCATTTCCAGAGCACCGGAGAGTGGCCATGGGAGGCGGAGCCGACGCGATATCACGACTACCAGCTGCCCGGTGGCGAGAACTATCGAGAGAAGCTGCTGACGCTCCCGACCGCGAATGATCGGTATATTAAATTCACCGATCAGATGCGCGCAAAATACGGCGACAAGCCGCTTGCCGAGATGCCGATGACTGAGGGAGAGCGCGCCTATATTGATCGGCAAATCGAGGCCTACGGCGACGCCGGCGACGATGCTTATAAATCGAGCCATTGGCCGGGTGTAAAAAATCCCGTCGTGCACCGCCGCACCAATGAGCGCGCGCCCGGCCCTGTGCGCGGCGGCCGATTTGGCCAGATGGCTTACGATCAGCCCGAGGAGTAGGGATGGCCATCCATATCAGCGAGCGGGAGACCGATCCCGTCCGAATAAATCAGGCGATCCGGCAGCTGATCCAAGGCCGGGGCGA